CCACAACTCTAACGTTGACAAGGCGAGAGCAGACATAGAGAGTCTCTCTGATACGCATTCAGACCTATCCCAAGCAAATGACGACTATGATGCCCTGATGGCAGAGTACCATGAACTCATGGAGACTCGCAACAAGCAGAACGACCAGTCGGCATACAACACGGTCATCTCTGAGATGTTGAAGGACTCTGGCATCAAGACCAAGATCATCAAGCAGTACCTGCCTGTGATCAACCAACTGGTCAACCAGTACCTCCAGATCCTCGACTTCTATGTCCACTTCGATCTGGATGAGAAGTTCGAAGAGACAATCAAGTCTCGTCACCGTGATGCGTTCTCATATGACTCGTTCTCTGAAGGTGAGAAGCAACGTATAGATCTAGCGTTATTGTTTACTTGGAGGATGATAGCTAAGATGAAGAATAGTGTTGCAACTAATCTTCTTATATTGGATGAGACGTTCGACTCATCTTTAGACCACGAAGGTGTTGATAATCTTATGAAGATCATCTATACTTTAGGTAACGAAACTAACATCTTTGTTATCTCTCATAAGCGAGAGCTACTAGATGATAAGTTCGAGAACAGACTAGAAATAGTAAAAGATAAAAACTTTAGTAGGATTACATAATGGAAATAAGTGCATCAACGGTGAAGATACTACAGAACTTTGCCAGTATAAACAGTAATGTTGTTATTCAACCGGGTAATAAGATTATGACTATTGCTGAAGCTAAGAACGTTCTTAGTGAAGCTACTGTAACTGAACAGTTTGATAAACAAGTAGGTATATATGACTTGCAGAACTTCTTAAGTGTGCTTGACCTAGTTGATAATCCTTCGGTTCAATTTAAAGAAAACAATATGGTTGTAGGTGGTAACGCTGGACGTGCTATGGTAAAGTATTACTATGCTGATCCTGAGATGCTTACTACGATCGGAAAACCTATTAATATGCCTCAAGCAGATGTATCGTTTACGTTAGAGCAGTCTACGTTAAACGGTCTTAAGAAAGCTGCTGGCGTCTTTGGTCATAGTCAAGTATTGATTGAACCTGATAACGGTTCGGTTAAACTGACTGTTGTTGATCCAGAGAATAGTACTGCTAATACTTACTCTATTATGGTTGAGGGTGAGTATAACTCAGAAGACTTTAGCTTTGTGCTAAACATAAACAACCTTAAAATTATTGCTGATGACTATCAAGTCGATATCTCATCTAAACTTATATCACAATTCTCTAGTGTTAACCATGACGTAAAGTACTGGATCGCTCTAGAAAAAACATCTACTTATGGAGGCTAAGATGGCTAAAGAAGAAACTAAAACACCAGATCACTCAGAGATTTATGATCTTGCTAATCGTACATCACGCAGTACAGTTGCTGTAATTGACGCATTAACAGGTCGTGGAGCATTTAAAGGTGAAGAGCTGTCTACTATTGGTCAGTTACGAGATCAATGCTTACAATCAATTCAGTTGTGTGAATCATATCAACAAGAGCAGGCTACTGAATCGGAGTAGATTTATTAACCTAAGTGAGCTATACTATATTTTTATGATGAGGTTAATATGTCGAAAGATTTTCTATGGGTAGAGAAGTACCGCCCGCAAACTATTCAGGATACTATCCTACCTGAGCAGCTTAAGAGTACGTTACAAGCTATTGTCGATACTGGTGAAATACCTAATATGATGTTTACCGGTACGGCTGGCTTGGGTAAGACTACTGTTGCTAAAGCTATGTGCAAGCAACTAGGACTTGACTTTATAACTATAAACGGGTCTGAAGAAGGAAACATCGACACGTTGAGAGGCAAGATTAAGCAATTTGCTTCTAGTGTATCATTGCAAGGCGGCTATAAGGTTGTTATACTTGACGAGGCAGACTATCTGAATCCTCAATCTACTCAACCTGCCTTGCGTGGCTTTATCGAAGAGTTCTCTAATAACTGTAGGTTTATACTTACATGTAACTTTCGGAACCGTATTATCGAACCCTTACATTCTCGATGTGGTGTGTATGAGTTCAATACGTCTAAGAAAGATATGGCGACTCTTGCAGGTCAATTCTTTACTCGCTTTACTACTATACTAGATGACGAAGGTGTTACTTATGATAAGAAGGCTGCGGCTGATCTTATTATGAAGCATGCTCCTGATTGGCGTAGAGTACTAAACGAAGGTCAAAGATTGTCTATTGCAGGATCTATCGATGCATCTGTAAGTGTTGTATCGAGTGATATGTTTGCTACTCTATGTAAACATCTTAAGGCAAAAGACTTTAAGTCTATGCGTAAGTGGGTCGTAGATAGTATGGATATCGATACTGTTGCCATATTTAGAGGACTATACGATAATATGAACGAGCATGTTGCTTCTGCATCTATACCTCAATTGATTCTTATACTTGCTGACTATCAGTATAAAGACTCGTTTGTGGCTGATCATGAGCTTAATACTGTTGCTTGTATGACTGAGATTATGGCTAACGTGGAATTTAACTGATGAACCCTTTTACTTATCTTAATAGCATTAACTTCTCTAAAGAAGACGTTATGGTCGATGACGTTGCTGAGAAAGGCTATAACTCCTTTCTTATTAATCGATCTATGTCATACTTCTATGACACGGTTGGCATTGCTAATGTAATGAATCGCTATCATCATCTTGATAATAAACTACAATATCACTTTCTTATAAATATCATTCGTAAGCGTAAAAGATTTTCGAAATGGATGAAACCAGAAACTGAGAGTGATATTGAAGTGATTAAACAATACTATGGATATAGCAATGATAAAGCTAAGCAAGTACTATCCCTTCTATCACCTGAAAATATAAAAAGTATAAAACAGAAGGTGAGTAAAGGTGGAAGAAAATAATATAGTAGAATGGCAACCTCAAGACATGCTCGAGGTGGTCTTAAACGAACCAGATGATTTTCTAAAAGTCAGAGAGACGTTGACCCGAATAGGAGTCGCCTCTCGTAAAGATAAAAAATTATTTCAATCATGTCATATATTACATAAGCAGGGACGATACTTCATCGTTCACTTCAAAGAGCTGTTTATGTTAGATGGAAAAAAAGCTAATCTAGAAGCTAATGATGTAGAGCGTAGAAATACTATCACAACATTGCTTAGTGATTGGGGTCTTGTAGAGATACAGAATAAACAAGAGTTGCCTTGCGCACCTCTACGTCAAATCAAGATCATCCCATTTAAGGAGAAAGCACAATGGGAATTATGTCCGAAATATAATATCGGA